CTGTTCGGCTCTCGTGTCTACGAGTCGCCGTACATGCCCGACTCCACGACCTGGACCACGACCCCTCCGGGCGTGGCCGTGGTTGGAGACTTCTCCAACTATGTGATCGCGCGTCGCGGCGGAATGTCAGTCGAGCTCGTTCCGACGCTCTTCGACGTGACCAACAACCGACCCACCGGCCAGCGTGGCTGGTTCGCCTACGCCCGTATCGGCGGGAACTCGGTCAACGACCTGGGCTTCCGCCTCCTCGTCAATTCGTAGTTCGTCGTCGTCGTCTTCGCTGGGGGCGGCAAAGTGTCGCCCCCACGACATTTCCCAACCAAAGGAGTCTCCACATGGCAGACGACAAACCGACCAAGAAGGAAGTCAAGGAACCGTTGGTTCCTGCCGAGCGTCACCAGCTCGCAGCCGAGCGGCAAACGCTGGTCATGAACCGCGCCGTCCTCGATCCGCCCAAGGATCCCGCCGTCGACGCCCAGCTCAAGGAGATCGACCGCCAGATCGCCGAGATCGACAAGCAGCTGGCATGAAGATCGTCTACGCCGTCGGTACGTTCACCAGCGGCCCCTACCTGGTGCGCGCCGGCGAGCACTGGCCCGCCGATGATCCGGTGGTTCAGGCCAACCCGGGATCGTTCACCGAGGATCCCCGCTACGGGCTCTCTTTCAGCGTGGAGCCGGAAGGCTTCCGCGACGAAGTGACCGTCGAGCGCGTCAAGAGGTCGTATGTCCGGCGGGCGCCGTAAGAAGCCAAACGGCGCCAAGCCTGACACCGCAGGCTCGGTGACCGTGGCTTACATCCACGCCAACGAAGCCACGATGTCCTGGCATCACTCCTTGATGGAGCTCGTCAACTACGACATGGGCCACGAAGGGCGAGTCATGCGCGGTGGCTGGTGCGCCATCCATGCCGGTACGGGCGGATTGGTCGAAGCTCGCAACATGGCCGTCGACGCCTTTCTCAAGGATCGGGTCGGGGAATGGCTGTGGTGGGTGGACACTGACATGGGCTTCGAACCGGACACCGTTGACCGGCTCTTCGAAGCATCCGATCCGCGCGAGCGTCCGATTGTGGCCGCCCTTTGCTTCTCTCTCCGCGAGGATGCGCCGGACGGTATGGGCGGATGGCGGACGAAGATGAACCCGACCATCTTCGACTGGACGACTGAGGGCGAAACTCGCAAGGGGTTCGCTGTGCGTTTCCAGTATTCGAAAAACGCCCTGACTCAATGCTCGGGCACCGGGTCGGCCTGCATCTTGATTCACCGCTCGGTCTTCCAGAAGATCGAAAAGGACTTCGGACCCATCTGGTACAACCGGATCACCAACCCGACAACCGGCCACCTGATCAGCGAAGACCTATCCTTCTGCATCCGCGCCAACGCGGCCGGGTTCCCGATCTTCGTTCATACCGGAGTTCAGGCTTCCCACGCCAAGACGCGCTGGCTGATCGAAACCGACTACGACGACCAGATGATGGCCGAGGCCGTGCGCCTGTCCTTGCAGGGCGAATCTGAGCCGGCGGCGGTTATCGTCCCGGTCCTCAATCGTCCCCAGAACGCTGAACCGTTCATGCGCAGCTTCCGAACCTCGAACGCCAACGCCACGGTCTACGCCGTCGTCGGCAATGCCGATATGGCCTCGATGCAGGCTTGGCTTAAGGCTGGGGCCAAGATCATCGGTACCAATCGGCAGACCTTCGCCGAAAAGGTCAACGAAGCCTATCGAGTGACGAGCGAACCTTGGCTGCTACTCGTCGGCGACGACGTCAAGTTCCATCCTGGGTGGCTGCAGGCCGCCCAGAAGGTGGGCAAGGACGTGGTGGGTACCAATGACCTCGGCAATCCGCGCGTGGTCGCCGGTGAGCACACCTGCCATCCCCTGATCCGTCGCTCCTACATCGAGGAGCAGGGCGCGAGCTGGGACGGTCCAGGTGTGGTCGCCCACGAAGGCTATGGGCATTGGTTCGTCGATGACGAGATCGTGACCGTGGCCAAGCAGCGAAGTGTCTGGGGCTTCGCCAAGGACTCGATCATCGAACACATGCATCCACTCTGGAAGAAGGGACTGATGGATGAAACCTACGAGATAGGGGCCGCCAAGGCCAAAAATGACAAGGCTCACTTTGAAGAGCGATTGGTGAGGAACGTCAATGCATAGCACGGTGCTCGGTTACGTCGATCGCTTCGCTACCGAGGAGGCGATCGAGATCCTTGACATCGGCGGTCGCAATGTCAATGGCACACCGCGAGAACTCTTCCCCAATGCTCGTTACACGGTGCTCGACATTCGGGCGGGAGCCAACGTTGACATCGTGGCCGACGCGGCGGAATGGATCCCTTGGGCGCCGATCTGGGATCTGGTGATTTCTACGGAATGCTTCGAGCATGCCAAGAACTGGCGAGAGATCATCCACACGGCCTACAAAGCCTGCAAGCCAGGTGGCCGCATCGTTGTCACCTGCGCCGGCCCCGGTCGTCCTCCACATTCGGCTTTTGTCGAGGCGGAGCTCCAACCGGGCGAGTACTACGGGAACGTTGATCCGGTCGCTCTCCGCAACGAACTGCAGATTGCGGGCTTTGTCGACGTCGAGGTGGATCAGGTCGAGCTTGATCTCCAGGCCACCGGTCGGAGGATGAAGCTTGGCGCTTAAGACCTGCACCCGCTCGCTCGGCGCCGTCCGCGCCTACGGCAAGATCGAGATTCACCTCTCGCAGGACACGGTGATCACCTCCTCTGGCCTGAACTACATGGCCTCGCCGATCTTCGTCACCGCGGCGGCGGATGGCAGCTACACCGTTCAGCTGCAAGCCTCCAACGATCTGACACCGAACGGAACCTACTACACGGTCACCGAGTACGCGATCGGGACTGACTACAGCTACACGGTGGTGGTACCCCAGACAGCCGGCCCCTTCGACCTGGTGAGCATCCAGACCAATCCGCCGACGGCCTCCCCCACTGCTTCTCGGGTGTCGACGTTGACGGTGGATGGTGCGGCGATATTCACGGCGGGACCGATTACCGTTCCGGCGGCCGCGTTTCCTGAAAGTGCTATCACCAACCTGACAAGCGATCTGGCGGCGAAGGCGACTGATTCACTGGCCGCTCATCTTGCTGGCGTAGAGGCTTTTACTGGCGTTAAGACCTTCAGCGCGACGCCTGTTTTCCAAGCTGGATTCACGGTTTCGGCCGGACTGGTAACGCACGGAACGGGGGATGAGACGGCCGGCTATTCAGGAACGTTCACTGAGCAACTGATCAAGATTGCGAGAGGCACTGGGGCTGTCGTAGATACGACAGCCTTACCTCTTGTCCGAGTGAGTCGATCATCGTCTCTCCAAGGCTCGCAGATTGCAACTGGAAATGGCATCGATGAAGGAGCTGCATTCAGCGCTATCGCCTTCGTCGATTCGGCGAGTCAGGTTCAGGCTACCGGTGTACTTGGAATCGGCAAGACGCAATCGTCATCCGCCGGGAACTTCGGCGGTGGCGGCCAAGCTCTGAACGCAGACGCTCAAGGTGTTGTCGGTATTGGGCAGGCTCTCAGCCCTAGCACGCGTGTTGGCATTGGCGGGTTCTTTGAGGGTATCGCATCAGCTGCAGGCGGCTTGCTATCCGGAGTCCAGATCAACGCTCGCAACAACTCAGGCAGCGACGCCGTGGTTGCGACAACGTCGTTTCCTCAATCCCAGGCTGTCTGGCTCTCGTCGGTAGGTACCAATCGGGCAGCCGAGGCGATTACGATCGGGAACCCGAGCGGCCGCCAGTTTGACGTCGGTCTTCACGCCAACGGTCAGGTCGCTGGGGGGTTCACGGGCGGTATTAACACCGCATTCATTCAGGACGATTCGACCGCGACGAACTCGATCCTGATAAGTGGCACCCATACGCGAGCCATTGGTATCAAGACAGGTTCTGGTGCGATCGTGTCTGGTCATACCAATGCGACAGATGCACTGACGAACTCAAGCGCTCTATTCGAACTCTTTACTGGCTCTACAAATGACACGATCGCCGCTTTCCAAGGGTCGGGCGCTACCAACCTAGCGGTTAAATGGGGCAATACCAGCGGCAGTCACCAGATCGGGTCCGTCGGTTCGACTAACAACTACATAACCGGCACCGTCGCTGGAGATGCATTCTGGCGGCTGAACACCGCCAGCATGCATCTGCTGATAGGCCCTGGTAGCGGAGCAGCACTCGTGGTCGGTCAAGACGGAATCGTCGGGATCAATAACGGCGTGGCGATGGGTGGCGGCGCCGCGCCAACGTTCGGAACGATCGGCGGCTCGGGTCCAGCCACAGCTGCTCAGAACTCGTGGCTGAAGCTCAACATCGCCGGTACTGCCTCGTACATCCCGATCTGGAGATAGAAGTTGCTTGATTCGACACTTAGCCAGATCCTCAATCACATGCTCCAACTCGAGCGTCAAGTCATGGAGCTCCAGGCAGAACTCGAGCGCCGACCGGAGATAAAACCGCCGGTAGGTGAATCGAACGGCCAAGTTCCTGAGCCCGTGGAGGTGCAGCCATCGCATTAGGTGATTCCTACGCCAGCAAGGCAGCCCTCAAGCTCCGCTTGGGCATCAACGACACCACCGACGATGCGAGATTGGATAGCGCTCTTTCGGCGGCTTCCCAGGACATCGAGGACACCTGCGGGCGCCAGTTCAATGATTCGGGCACGCCTACGGCTCGCGTCTACTACCCGGACTCGCCGACCATGTGCCGCGTCGATGACTTCTCGACCGTTACTGGCCTAGTCGTGGCCGCCGACTACTCCAACACCGGCAACTACAGCCAGATCATCCCCTCGACCAAATATCAGGTCGAACCGCTGAACGGGATCCGCGCAGGCGTTCCCGGCTGGCCCTACAACCGCATCCGCTCCATCAACCAGTATCTCCCCCTCTGGTGGGGCGCCATTGGTTCGCCTCGAGCCTCCATCCAAGTCACCGCGCAGTGGGGTTGGGCGGTGGTACCACCGGGCATTGTCGAGGCCACCCTGCTCGCAGCCGAGGAGCTCTACAAGTTGAAAGACGCTCCATTCGGAGTTGCCGGCTTCGGGGCTATGGGCGTGGTCCGTGTTCGTGAGAACCCCAAGATCATGGGCTTGATCGACGGCTTCATGCTTGCTCCGATCCAGGCTCGCTAGTGACTGCCGCCAATCTGACTGGGATCATGCAGGCGATCGGAACGCGGCTGTCCACGATTTCAGGATTGCGGGTCACTGCCTACGTATCGGATCAGGTCAATCCTCCCGCGGCAGTGGTTGGAGTGCCGCCGATTCCTCAGTACCACGGGACTTTCGCTCACGGTAAGTTCCAACTCGAAATTCCGGTCACGGTTCTGGTCAGTAAGGTCGTCGACCGCATCGACCAGCCGGCGCTAGCTGCCTTCGCTGACATCTCCGGTACTAACTCGATCCATGCGGCGATCGAAGCCGATAAGACGCTGGGCGGAACCGTCGACAACTGCATCGTTGCCAGCTTTCGTCCGCTCGGTCTAGACGAGGTGGGAGCGTTGGGTTATTACGGCGGAGAGTTCGTTCTAAGGATCATCGCATCAGGAGTCTAGATTGCCGAACTTCTCCCTTATCAACGTCAGCCTGTACGTGGGTAGCCTTGCCATTTACCCGTTTATCAACAAGGCTTCTCTCAAGATTTCAGCCGCCGCTCTGGATGCGACCACCTTTCAGACCACCCATCAAGTTCGTTTGGGAGGTCTCAAACAGATCGAGTATCAGGAAGACGGCTTTTGGGACTCGGTTCCCGACCTAGCCACATTTAGCATCGTTGGAACAGCTAACCAAGCGGTCACAGTTTCGCCCGAAGGATTGGAGCTCAAAACTGCCTATCTCTTCCAGGCCGGCGCTTTTACGTATGAGCAATTCGGCCAGGTCGGAGATGTGGTGCCTTGCTCCATCTCAATGATGGGGACCAACGGAGTCGGTGTGGTTCGAGGACAGATGGCGGCAGTGAATCGCACAGTCTCGGCGACAGGACAACTCGGAAGTGTCGTAACCATCACTGGCCCGACGGCCACTCAATATCTGTATGCCACCTTCCACGTTCAGACTGCGGCGACAACCATCACCGTCCTGTTGGAATCAGCCCCAACCTTCGGTTTTGCTGCTCCAGTCACTCGCGCCACGATTGGTCCGTTGACGACCACAGGCGGGACATTCATGACTCGAGTGGCTGGTCCGATTACGGATGGCTTCTATCGCTTCAACGTGAGCGCTATCACCGGCACGTTTCTCGTTACAGGCGCCATCGCCGTCCAATAACTTCAGGAGGACTCTAGAACTTGGCTAACTTCGCCGGCGTCGACTACAACCTCAAGATCAACACGGTCGACATGTCCTTGATGTGTACGAAGGTGACACTCAAGGTCTCAGCGGCCGACCTCGAGACGACCGCCTTTGGCGGTACCTATCGCTCGAGGATCGGCGGACTCAAGGACGCCAGTCTGGACGTCGAGTTCAACCAGGACTTCGCGGCCTCCCAGGTCGACGCTCTGCTCTGGCCCTTGCTGGGCACGGTGGTTGCCTTCGAGCTCAAGCCCACCTCGGGCGCTGCCAGCGCGACCAACCCACGCTACACGGGGAGCGTGCTCATCACCGACTACAGTCCTTTGGACGGCTCGGTCGGAGACCTTGCCAAGACGAGCGCGAGCTGGCCGACTTCAGGTTCGGTGCTGCGCTTTACGACCTAGTGCCCGATCGAGCTCAGCAGGCCGGCGACTAGCAGAACTACAGCTACTACGCCGAACAGGACAACGACCGTCAGGCAAGTGGTGTGAGTCACGCAGCCGACTGTCTGCCGCTGCTGACTCATTTCTCGGATGCCTCACCAGGAGTATATCCATCGATGGACAAAAGCAAACCTCGGGAGGGCGGCTGAGCATGCCTGGACTTCGAGGGGGAGTTCGCGTGATCGGGCTTGACATCGTTCGAGCCAAACTCGCGCTTGCGACCCCGCGAATCTTGGCCACCAACCAAGCGATGGTTATTACGATCCTGGCCCAAACCAAAGCCGCTACGACCGCCGCAACTCCGCTCGGTCCTGGTCATTTTGGCTACCACCTGCGCAATACCTTCAGGACCGAGATTCAGTCCAAGGGAACGGGGACGGTCGGCAAACTTCTAGGCGCCCCGCAGGGCTACTGGCGTGAGTACGGAACTGGCGCTCGCTATCGCGGACCCAACAGACTGCGTCGTTACGTGGGCGCGGTAGAACGTGCCAGCAGCATCAGCACAGGCGGAGAGCGTGCCTTCATGACCGCTCACAAAGCCGCTGGGGGCTTCAAGGGCATCGTGGCGGCCTTTTACAGCGGACTAGCTCGCTGGTGGGGCCTGGGCACCTTGAAGCTTCCGAGGGCGCGCTAGATGGAGCTCTCTGATTCAGTCGAGTTCCGAATGCTCGCCGACTCAGCCGGCGTCAGTGCCGAAAAGATGCTTGCGGCCTTCGCTGATCCCCTGCATCTCTTCGAGCATCTGACCCTCGAGGATCTGAACAAACTCCAGGAGAGCTGTGACCGGTTCCTGGTTGTACAGCAAGAGATCGGCAACGCCCTGGCTAGGTTCAGTTCCTTCGCCGAAGGTTTCCTTGCCGGAAGCAAGGGATGACCGATGCCTAAAGAAAACGTCCTTGTCGAGATCTTCACCGCCTTCAACGCCGCGGGCGTCAAGGCGGCCCAGAAGAGCTTTCTCGGTCTGCAGGCATCCACGATTGCTCTGGCCGCAGTTCTCTTTGTCCTCATCAAGCTCGGCAAGGATGCTGAGGACAACTACAAGAAGCAAACCTCGGCTACCGATGATCTGACCCAGGCATACGCTACCCAGGGCGAAACCCTGGCTGCGAATAAGCAGGAGATCGAGGACTGGCTGCGTCTAAACGCCAAGTACATCGACGATCAGTACGACGCTCAGCACGCGATTGCCCTGTTCGTCCGCGCCGGCAATGACCAGGCAAGGACGATGCGTCTTATCAACGACGCATTGGATCTGTCGGCAATCAAGAATCAATCGCTGTCCGACTCGGCGACACAACTCGAAGGCGTCCTCAGCGGCAATAGCAAGGCCCTTCGCATGTTCGGTATCACGACGACCGAATACAACGCGATTATGGGCAATACGACGATCCCGCTTGAAGAGCGGCAAGGCCAACTCCTGACCCTCATTGAATCGCGAACCGAGAAGGCTCGAGAGAGCACCGACCGGCAGACCCAGGCGCAGCGGAGCCTGAATAAGAGTTGGGAGGACTTCACCGCCCGCCTTGGGCCATCAGTCAGTCAGGCCCTTACCAGCATCTATCAAGCTGCCGACACTGGTGTTCAGATCCTCGACCTGCTGGATCAGTACATCGTGAAGATCAGCGGGCATTCACCCGCACTCCAAGACCTTGACACGACCCTGACCTCGGCGGCGATTCACCTGCGAATGGCAGCTGATCAAGCCCAGCGATTGCTCGGATTCTTGGACGCGATCGGCTCTCACGGTAACCAAATGCCGACCGGTGGCTACAACCAGAGGGGGTCACGAATACAGTGATGCCGAAAGGCTGATGGCGAAGGTTCACTTGTTGAATGCAACCCTCGCTGATCTGGCGACGAATCTTCAGATGGCAGCTACGGCCGCTGAGAGATTGGCGGCAGCTCAGAATCGCCAGAGGACGAATATCCTCACCAATCTGTCCGGCCCTGAGATCGACCGTCTGACGATGGCGATCGCAAAGCGCCTCAGCTATGTAACCGGACGCTGATTGGCGACAACCATCACCGTCGAGGCAGCGTTGATGCTCGAGGATTCCACGGCCACGATCACGACCGAGACCGGGGATGATCTGCTTCTCGAGACCCTGGACGGTGGCGATGTCACCGCTCTCCTGCTCCAGGACACCATCACACTGAAGCTCAACTCTCTGGATTTCACCCTGATCGATCCAACCCCCGGCTCCGCCTCTTTGGGGGCGACGGTGGTTACCACCGATCCGGCCTGGACGGGAACCGTGGTTTCGTTCCAGAGCTTCGATCCGGTCGACCTCCGCAATGGGATCGCATTCGTGAACGTGACCGCGAGCAATGCCAATCCGCTGCCGACCGACACCGCTCCCTTTGATCTCTCCGACGTGCCGACCACTGCCGCGTTGGACACCTACTTGCTCGAGGATGGCAGCGGTCCCTACGAGCTCGAGAACGGAACCGACTTCGCTCCCGGCAACTATGAACTCGAAGGCGCTCTCTCCTATGGCTATGCCGGCCTCTCGGTTCAAAGCACGGCCAACTCGGATCCCTCCGGACCTCCGCAGACTCTCGGCCGCTGCAATGTCTATCAGCCTGGTCTGCGGCCGGGGAACGTCTTCGCTCTGACCTCTCTGAATCAGGGCTATTCAGCCACTCCTTTCCAGGTCACTCAGGTGACGGTTACCTGGCCTGGGTTGGCCGCCAATCCCTTCTACGCGATCGAGTTCGGGGATACACCGCAGACGCTTGCCGCCTGGACGCAGAACGCCGGGGCGGTGGTGACTCCAGTCTCGGCGCCGACCGTCGTTCCGACCGGGCCGGTGATCTACGCCAAGTGCTTCGCCTCGCATACGATCTGGCCGCAGGGCGGCGGTACGGTGACGATCGCCTCCCAGTCCTTCTCGGTCAGCGCCCCGGCCGGTGGGTCGCTGACCGTGCAATTGGTGGGCCAGATCGACTGCCGCGCCTGGGCCTGGGACAACTACGTCGGTACGCCGAGACGAGCTGTGCGCGGAGTCATCTCCGGTGGCATCTACACCGGGGCTTGGCAGGAGTTGCCGGCGGGAACGGCGAACTCGGCCGGTCCCCGAGGCAGATTCGACCTCACCAGCCAGACCGGGATCGCGTTGCCCGATGGAACGTACACGGTGAGCATCCAGATCAACAGCCAGGAGTTCAACCGCATTGAGGTTTACAGCGCATATGCCCAAGCAGCAGTAACGGCGGCCTGAGATGACAAAAATATCCGGGCTGTCCCTCGTCGCGGCCTTTGCCGACACTCAGGAGTTCGGGGTCAACGACTCCGGAACTTCGAAGAAGGTGACCGGAGCGCAGCTGCGCGCTGCTGTGGCGCAAGGCACTCTGGCCGGAGGTTACGCGCAGGTAACGGCCAACCAGGGCGGCATCACGGCCATCACCGATCTGACCTCGCTAACGGTCACGTTCACGGTTGTCGCCGGGCGTCGGATCAGGATCAGCGCCTGGGTGGGCCTGCAGAGCAACACCGCTGGCGATGAGGGCTTCGTTGCCATCACCGACCCCTCGAACGTGATCCAAGCCTACGCACAGGTCGCCTTCCCCTCCATCAACAACGCTCACATCTGTGCTCCGGTCATCGTCATGACCCCGGCCGCCGGAACCTACACCTACAAGCTTCGAGCTCAACGTAACTCCGGCAGCGGGACGATCACAATGGTCGCCGATTCGCAGCGGCCAGCCTTCATCTTGGCCGAGGACATCGGGGTCTAGGTGGGAACCAAGATCTCGGCCTTGACGGCGGTGACTTCCGTCGTCAGCGCTCAGGAGATCCCGGTCAACGACGCCGGGCAAACCAAGAAAGCCTCGGTTTCCCAACTTCGCCAGTACGTCGGCGAGGGCCTCAACAATGCCTCGACCTCCACGGTCAGCGCCGGTTATGCCGTGGACACCTATCTCGCCGGATCGGCGATCACGATCCCGACCGCTGGTGGCTGGCTGGTAGGAACCACCCTGCGCTGGGGCTTTGACATGGCGAAGACCTCAGCCGGTTCGGCTGCCCCGGTCATCACAGTCCGGCTGGGGACGCTTGGTACGACTGGCGATGCCTCGATCTACACCTTCACCTACCCAACCGGTACGGCTGTGGGCGATACAGGGTGGTTCGACGTTGATCTGGTCTTCCGGACGGTGGGATCCGGAACGTCGGCCGTGGTGGCCGGGGTCTCGAGACTGGCCAGGGTGGCGACGGCCGGCGGTTTGATCAACACGAACTCCACTTATATCGTGACCCCCGGGGCTTCGAGCGGGTTCAACAGCACCACCCAGACCATCATCGGCCTCAGCTTCAACGGTGGCGCGAGCTTCAGCGGTACCAATACCGTGGTGACGGCTGACGCGGACAAGATCTAGATGGCATCTGATCTTCAAGGCCAATGGTCGGCGGCGGCCAACGCCAACTTCCAGCAGCGCGTGGCCTCTGCGCTGGCCGTGGTGGCGGTTCAGGTCTACACCGAAACTCCCCCGCCTGCCAACCACGCGACGAGAGCTGCCTACGCGGTCAAGGTCATCACCGAACCGCCCTTGAGCATGGTCACCATCAACGCCTTCGGGGTCACTTCCCCAGACCAGCGCGTGTTCGCGGTGGCGCGACTCCTCGCCTCGCAGGGCCTCGACAACTCGGCGAGCGATGCAGCGATCACAGCTCAGATCGCCGCCGACTGGAATGCACTCAGTGGTGCGTAGTGACACGACATCTTGCTACGTATGCAAGAGAGCCATCCCGCTTAGATTCGATCTCTCAAGCACAGATCGAGTGGTCTGCAAACAGTGCGAACCCTGGCTGAGGAAGGAAGCCAATCAACACCGATACCTCGGCAGGTTGGAATTGACTCATCCCGAACACGGAAACGTACTGGCGATTTGGGGACGAGATAAGTACCTGCGCTGGGTGGCCTCCTAACCCGACCTCACCCGTAGTCACAAGGAGTATTCATGGCTAACCTCGCAGGCGTCGACGTGAGCAAATGGCAGGCTGGCATCACCTGGTCCCAAGTCAAAGGCGCCGGCATCACGTTCGCCATCATCAAAGCCACCGAAGGCGGTTTGACGCCGGGCACCTCGGACATCACGGCCATCAATAACTACGGCCTGGATCCTCGCTTCCGCGCCAACTGGGCGGGCGCCAGAGCGGCGGGTCTGATCCGCGGTGCCTACCACTTCGCGCGCCCGGATCTGGGCAGCGCTCCCAACGCCGAGGCCGCTTGGTTTCTCTCCGTGGTCGGCAACCTGCAAACGGGAGACCTGCTGGCGCTGGACATGGAACCGACCCCCGCCGGCAACTGGTCAGGCTGGGTCAAGGCGTGGCTGGCCTACGTGCATTCGCACACCGGGGTCTGGCCCTTCTTCTACACCTACCGCTACGGCTTCTCGAAGTACGGAATCAACTTCTCGAACATCGGCGGTCAGGCTGGGCTGTGGCTCTCAGCTCCCGACCTCGCCACCCCTCCGCCGGCGATGGCCGGGTGGCCTTTCGTGGCCATCTGGCAGCGCGCCAATCGCCCCTGCGCGGGGATCCCTGGGGTGCCCGACAGCGATGTCTTCCTCGGTGAGCGCGCTCAACTCCTGAAGTACGGCAAGCAGGCCCCTGTGGTGGTCCCTACGCCCACTCCCACCCCGCCTCCGGTACCCGTACCGACCCCAGGGCCCGTACCTGCTCCCACGCCCCCCACGCCTCCCGTGGTCGACCCCATCCCCATCCCGCCTCCGACCCCGCCCGATCCTGTCCCTGATCCCTCACCCGAGGCGCCGCCCGGAGGCTGGACTGCTCTCATCGCCTGGCTGAAGCGGATCCTCGGGATAGCTTGACTTGTACGAGTACGCCGCCTCGGTGCTTAGCGTTCATGACGCTGACACGATTCGGATCGACCTCGATCTCGGCTGCTCAGTTCACAACGTCAACCTGGACGTGCGCCTGGCCGGTGTGGATGCCCCAGAGTTGCGGCGCCCCGACCAGCTTGGAGAACGAGCCCGAGAAGCGCTCGGCGCCTGGCTGGTTGCCCACCCTGGACCCTACCGAGTGACCACCATCAAGGACCGCACGGAGAAGTACGGTCGCTACCTCGTCGGATTCGTGATCGCCCCTGACGGCCATGAACTACTCGCCGATCTGACCGCAGCAGGCTGGCTGAAGCCCTACACCGGTCAAGGCCCTAAGCCGATCTGGCCGTGATCGCTGTCATGGAGGACGAAGAACAGGAAGCAGCACTCTTCAGGAGCATGGTCGACGAACGCATCCTGCTTCTGGGAAGACTCAAGGCTTACCAGGACACCCTCGACAAGATCCGCTCCCTAGCTGACGTAGCCACCGCCAGACCTAGAAAGAACGAAGCGCTGATTCAGATCCGCGAGCTGGCAGAGATGGCGCTGGCGCTGTGAATGGGGTCGGTGGCCCTCCCTGGGACTCGAACCCAGAACGATCCGACTCCTCGGGTCGGCGCGTCTAACCAGTTCCGCCAGGAGGGCAGCACCGCCCCAAGGAGAGTCTAATGCTCACTCAGGCTGGCGGCGGAACTCTCTTCCTGCTGGTGGCTATCGCCCTTGTCGTGCTGGTGGCCTTCGCGCTCTTCGAAGCCTGGGCGCTCTACAGCGACCGGAGGCCGATCACCAGCTACGTCAGGGCGGGGATTGCTCGCTTCCCTCATTGGGCTGCGCTCGTCGCCTTCCTAGCGGGCTTGCTAGGTGGTCATTTTTGAAGGTGAGAACGCTCGCGTAAGCGCTCAAACCGAGGTTGACTGGAGGTCGCGGGCACTCTCGGATGACCGGCCCGAGTCGTTGCTACGCCTTGAGGATGCCTAATGGTGGCACCGAGGCTCGGGAACTACCGGATGCCTTGCCGCGCGGCCTCCACTCAGCCTGGAAAGAAAACCGGCGCTGAGGGCTAATCCCTGAGCGCCGGAAGAGTATTCCCCCGCCAGTTCTGTGGGGCGAGCGTCCCCGCCTTGGAGCTAGCTAACCGACGAGGGCTAGTGCCGTCAATCGTAATTCATCGGAGGTGACATGGTCACAAAGATAGACAAGGCGATCGTTGCGTTCATCCTCGCTGCAGCTGGCGTGTTCGGTACAGGCCAGATCGCAGATAACAACCTGACCACGACGCTGATCTCGGCGGCAGTGGTGGGCCTGGTAGCTGCTCTCGGAGTCTGGGCGGCGCCCAACAAACCGGCCAACCCCTGATGAAGTACGCCATCGAGTTCGGCGTTCTCTTCATCTTCATTCTTGGCCTGTGGGTCTGGCAGAAGTTGACGAGGGTGGAGAGATACGTGGAAACACATACGAGGTAACACAAACCAATGCCTGAGGACAGGCCGGAACGAATGCAGCAAGGCTCGGTCCCCGTTCCCGACCCGACCCTACTTACAACCGAGAACCTGCGACGGGAGATCCTCGGCCTGCGCGAGTTGGTGGAGACAAAGATCGAGGCCCTTAAGGAGCTGACGTTTGAGAAGCTAGCCAAGGTCGAGCAGGAGTTCGATCTCGTAGAGCGTCAGCGCGTCGAGCAAAAGAAGGACACCAAGGATGCCGTCGATGCTGCGCTGACAGCACAGAAGGAAGCCGTCAAGGAACAAACGACGGCGAGTGAGCGAGCGATCGCTAAGTCGGAGGCCGGAACCAACAAGCAGTTGGAACAGCTAGCCGATAACTTCAACACCACCTTTCGCGGCATCACAACCACGATTGATGACCTCAAAGACCGTGTGCGAGGCATCGAAGCGACAAGGGTGGGAGGCCAGCAGACGACCTCATCCATAGTCGGCATCATCGGAGTCATCGCCGCCATCGTTGGCGCCGGGGTGGCGGTCGTAATCCTCACTCGCTAGCTTCCTCCTCTCCCTCTCCAGGGCCGTTCACCACCCGCTGGTGAGCGGTCCTGTTTTGGTTTTTCCTCGACCTTCGCTGTTCAGTCGGGCGTTAACCTTCCGGAGGGTGTCTGACTTAACGGGCCTCAACCCCCGGCTAGCCGAGCTTCGAGCGCGGCTAAGCGATCTTGAACGCTTGCTAGACCCTCCCGCAGAGACTCCCCGTACAGGGACTCATCAATCGAGATCCCGGTCACCTGGCAGGCGGCGAGGAGAACGAAGGCGGGCGGATTGACCGTACCTCGAGCCCAGGCGCCGACCACCTGTTTGCCGTAGCTGTGGCCGACCAGCGAGGAGATCCGCCGAGCCAGCTCGGAGTCGTCGTTGGGGTCGGCGCGCTTGCGCGCCTCGTCCATCAGGCTGGCAACGAGTACGCGCATGTTCGCCACGCTAGGCCAGAAGCAGTATCACTTTCGGTATCAATCCGGGAATGAGACGTCTCAGACCTCAACCCTACCCGTCTGCGCGAATTATGCGGGCTTTGTTGACAAACGGAGGTAGCCTCGCTAGTCTAGGCGCGTGACAAGCGCCCAGGCTCTTGGTAGTGTCGCGCTCAGTCCAATCCTGATGCGCACCGAGTGCCGGCGCCGCGGCTGGACCCAGGAGGATCTGGCGCGACAGTCCGGACTCTCTCGGGGAACGGTCAGCGTGGCCTACCGCGGGGGCATGATCAGTCCGCGCACAGCTCGGCGGATCCAGGAAGCCTTCGATCGCGTCAGGCCGACCCTCGATGGCCTCGTCTCGGAGTCAGCATGAAGCGACGTAGCCAAGCAAGGAACGAAAGCCTGCCGACCATTAATGAGATCTTGTATGACCGTTATGCGGAGCAAACCAACGTTCTGGAGGACTCCCCCGATAAACCAAGGATTTCTCTAGACCGTTACCACGAGCAGATGGCCGCTGTGGCCGTCGAAGCGGCACGGGACAGGCTTGCATGACCCAGCCTCGCGACTCGCGTGGTCGCTTCCGAAAAGCAAACGAGGATCTCTCGAGATTCGGCTGGCTGATCGGAGCCTGGATCGTCTTCGAGTTCGTGGTGCTGATGTTTGTTCTCTCCCAGAACGGGATGGTGATCAGGCGTCTTGGCTAGGTCTAGGAGCGATTAGGCGATGTCTGAATTTGACCTCCTCGATCTAGACGGACTTGAAGAAGTCGTGCGGCAAGGCGAGTGGAAAGAAGTCTCCGATCGGCAGGAGCAACTGCTTGCGCTGATCGGCCTTGTACGGAGATGGGAAGAGGACATTCGCAAGGCCGAATACGAGGCGCGTCAGAACATTACGTCAGACGGACCCGGCAAGACAGACGCGCTCATAGCCATCGCCAATCGGTTGCGCTATGCGCTTAAGGCGGGCAGAGAGTGACTCTTCAGTCCCTCGTCGACGCCCATGAGGATCTGAACATCCGCGCCTATGCGGTGTGGAGTGGATGGCAGCGAGAGCATGCGCTGGCCGAGCTGGAGAGGGAGGCGGTGAGACAGGGACGTTCTCACCGTTTCCCTTCCATTCCGCGGCTGCCCTGGATGGCACTGGTCGGAGCTTTGGCTATCGGGGGCTTGGCGGCGTTGAGGTACTGGCAGTGAGGCTGGTCAGCGGCTGGGGTGGCGATCGTCGCTCCATGCGCTTCGCGATCGACCCTGCACTGGAGCGCGAGGCGCGAATCGCCAAGCGCGCCACCCCGTCCGTCGTGCGCCGGCGGCCAATCACTGTCGGCAGCATCACCTACACCGCATTCGAAGCCGACAGTTTGCTCGCCATGACGAGCGAGGCGAGCTTGGCTCGCCCTGGTCACCCTGGCGCTTAGCGCCACCAGTCCCTAGGAGGACAACAAATGCCGCGCATTACTCCGTCGAGCGGATCGACGATCGATCTCAGCCAGCTCGAGGACGACGAGCCCTACAAGGGTGTCCTCAAGAAGCCCAAGGAGGGCTGGTTCAGCAAAGGCTCCGCCGAGTACGGCGGCGAGGATCGGCTGACCATTGATTGGGAGATCGGAGGTGACGACACGATCCGCGACTGGATCTCCTTGCGCCTGGGCAAGCAGCAGAACGGAACCGTGAGCAAGCTGCGGATGCTCCTCAACGCTCTCTCCGACAAGCCTCGCGACACCGAGGTTAAGTGGTTCGACTCCGACACCCTGGAGTGGTCCTATGACTCTGAGCAAGCCTTCAACAAGCTCAGCGAAGGCATGGAGGTCGTCTTCCGCGGCGTCCAGGGCGTGAAGCAGGACGGCAACCGGAAGTACACGATCCAGAAATACAGCTCACCGGCCAAGGCCAAAGCGACCTCCAAAAAAAAGGTTGCTGATGACGAGGAAGTGCCGTTCTAGAAGTGGCGCGTATCCTTCCTGCCTCACAAGCTCCGCCCCCCACTCCCCAGACAGACTTTGGGGACAAGGTAAAAGCCCACGTCCGCTACTTCACCAGCTCAGGAGAGCAGGTTCCGGGTGTCACCACCATCCTCTCTGTGCTCAACAAGCCGGCGCTGGTGTCGTGGGCCAACCGCATGGGCCTACAGGGAATTGATACCAAGCGCTACGTTGACGAGGCCGCCTCAGTAGGCATCCTCGCCCACGCCCTGATCATGGAGTCGCTGGGCGGCAAGTCGGTCGCCCATGGCGACTTCACGGCCGATCAGCTGACGCGCGCCCAACATGGCGTTAACACCTTCAACGCCTGGAAAAAGAACCAGGACCTCGAACCCAAGCTCCTCGAGCAGCCGTTGGTCTCCGACCAGCACCGCTACGGCGGCACCATCGACATGCTGGCGATTCTCAACGGCGACCCGACCCTGATCGACCTCAAGACCTCGAGCGGAATCTACGAGGAGCACGTCTTCCAGGTCGGCGCCTACTGGAGGCTGCTCGCCGAGGCCGGCCAGGAGATCAAGGGGGCTCGCATCCTGCGCATCGGGCGCTCCGAGGGCGAAGGTATGGACGAGCGGGTGTTGAGCGGTACCCAGGTGCTCAACGCCTGGAGGGTGTTCGAGCACTGCTTGGAGATCTACAGGTTGAAGAAGCGTTAGTGGTGTCCCTCCTCGATACAGCCCTTACCTACACCGAGGCGGGCTGGCCCATCTTTCCGCTCGAGCCCCATGGCAAGCAGCCCTTGGGCAAGCTGGCACCACACGGATTAAAGGACGCGACCCTCGAAGAGGAGATCGTCCGCCGCTGGTGGAAGGCTGAACCCCAGGCCAACATCGCCGTTCCGACCGGGATCGTGTTCGACGTCGGAGATATCGATAGCGCTGAGGCTCTCGGCCGCTTTCAGGAGCTCTGTCACGAAAATGGCACTGATCCCGCGACCTTCCCGCGAGCCAAGACCGGCCGCGGTGGCCGGCACATCTTCGTCACCCCAACCGGGGTCGGTAATAAGGTCGACGTCATCCCGGGTATGGACTGGCGAGGCAAGGGCGGATACGTGGTTGTCCCTGACTCAGTGCATCCCTCGGGTACCACCTACGAGTGGATCCTGAGGATTACCGGCGAGCCTCCACCGTGCCCGCCATGGCTTCTGGAGCTGATCACCAAGCCGGTGCTCTTGAAGCCAGCCTTGGTTCCTACGAAGGCGCCTGAGGCTTACGTGCGCGCGGCTATGGAGGCTGAGTTGGCAGCCCTACGCTCAGCCTCAACAGGCACCCGTAATGACACCCTCAACCGAGCTGCCTACGCCCTCGGCCAAATGGTTGGCGCCGACTGGATTCGCGCCGGCCAGGCAGGGGCTGAGCTCCGCGCCGCCGCCTACGCGACCGGACTCGAGGAGCCCGAGGTTGAGCGGACCATCCGCTCTGGTCTGGAGGATGGCATGGCTCATCCTCGCCAGGCGCCGGCTGAGGGTTGGGGGAACGCTGGCGTAATACGCCAGGGCGCGCAGAGCGAGCGATCAGGGCTTTTGGGATCACCTCCTTTGGGCTCCGCGATGACCTCTGCGCGTCCTGTCGTCTACACGGCAGAACAACTCGAGCACAAGGAGATCGTCGAACCGCGAGCGGTCATCCCTGGCGTCGTCTATGTCGGCCTGAACATGCTCGCCGGCAAGGGCAAGCTCGGAAAGAGCTGGCTCGCCCTCGCCATGGGGTTAGGAGTGGCCAGTGGTGGTGAGATCCTCAACCAGCAGGTACCGGCTGCCGAGGTTCTCTACCTTGCGCTCGAGGATACCGAGCGACGTCTCAAGGTGCGAATCGCCAAGCTCTGGCCGAAGAAATGGCCGGCCACTCTCCACATCTCGCATCAGTGGCTCAAGCTCGACGAGGGCGGCATCCAGGCCATTGAGGAGTGGTTGGGAGAGCATCCAACCTGCTCGCTGGTCATCATCGATGTCTGGAAGCGGCTGCGCCACAAGCGGCAAAAGAACGCCAGCCTCTATGACGAGGACTACGAGCACTTGGTTCCGCTACAGGCCATTGCCCAGCGCTACGAGGTGGGGATCCTGGTCGTTCACCACACCCGCAAGGCGGCGGCCGAGGACGTTTTCGACGAGATTTCAGGCTCGGGCGGAGTGCTGGCTGCGCTCGACTCTTGCATCATCCTGCATCGCGCCAGGAGCGAGGCCGACGGCGAGATTTGGGTCACCGGGAGGGATCTCGAGGAGGCCCATCTAGCCCTCAAATTCGAGGATGGACACTGGTCGTTGCTGGGTTCAGCGCGAGAAGTTGCTCGGTCCAAGGAGCGCCGGGAAATCCTGGAAGCGATTACCGACGCGGGCAAAATGATTACCGTCGCAGAACTGGCGGTAATCATTGGTAAGCCTCGGAACACCGTCAACCAACTCGTTTTCAAAATGCTGACGGCAGGCGAGCTTCGCCGTTCGAACTCAACCTATGGCCTTCCAGTAATCACTAACGAAGGTAAAGGTAGTAATAGTGGTAATCACGGTAATCAAGGACGATTACTGATTACCGGTACACGTAAGGAAGGCTGCCCGGCCTGTGGGAAGCCGGCCTATTCCCTCCGCGGCAACCAGAAGCGCTGCCATGCCTGCGGGGAGCTCTATGGCTAAGAGCTGGAAGGCGAGTGAGCTCGCGGTGGCAAAGCTCCTGGGCGGTGAGCGTGTCCCCATCAACGGCCGGGTTCGAGGTTCGGCGCCTGACGTCCTCCACGACTGGCTCGCCATCGAGGTCAAGTCCTTGAAGAACCTGCCGGCTCGAATGGTCGACGCCATGGATCAGGCCGAGAAATCAGCTGCTTGGTCCAAGCGCAAGGAGGGCAAGGACAAGTTGCCGATCGCGATCATCCACCACGACCACCAGGACCATCACCGAGATTTGCTTGTCATGCGCCTCGGCGATTTCATGGAGCACTTTGGAACATGAACCACGGACGCACCAAACCACGCGGCCAAACTGTCGGCGCCATGGAAAAGGCTTTTTCATGAGCAAAGCGCAGCGCTTTCTGGCGCTTAAGCGCAGCGACCTGGTGGCGGAGAGGCCGCTGCAGCTGGGGCTGATAGAGGGGCACGACCGGCGCGTCGGCCGGGTCCCGGGCTCGGTCTTCTACGGCCACCTGAACGCGGACCTGATCGCCGAAGTCGCCCCGCTCTATCTCTCCGGATCCGTGCTGGACGTGACCTACGGCAAGGGCGCGTGGTGGCGACGGTTCCGGCCGGACCCATTCGCGTCGCACGACATTCGACTCGATGGCGTCGACTTCCGGGCGCTGCCCGAGGCGGACCACTCATGGGACGCCGTGTGCTTCGATCCGCCCTACGTCCCCCGACAAGGGCGCTGGCACGAGCAGGAACGGCGCCGGCGCCGCGAGCGAGCCTACAGGGACAACTACGGCCTCCAGATCAGCCGCGGCAACGTAGAGCTCCAGGAGCTCCTGTTTGCCGGCCTCGCGGAGTGCGCGCGTGTCGCTCGCCGATGGGTGCTCGTCAAGTGCACGGATTTCGTCAACGGCCGGCGATTCTGGGTGATGCACGAAACCCTGCTCGCCGAGGCCCGTCGCCTCGGGCTCGTCTGCCACGACCTGATCATTCACGCCTCGGGCCCCGGCCCGGGCGGCCAACAGATTGTGCGGCCGCTCCGCGCGCGCCGAGCTCACAGCTATCTGCTCGTGTTTTCCGTGCCCCGGATCCGGAGCGCGCGCAGTGCCTAATCAGACACAGGCTCAGCGAGTCAAGACGCAGTACTCATACGTGGTCTCGAGCACCGAGGAAGGGTTGGTCGTGACCTCCTACGCTGGCAGTGGAGTCCACGCGCTCCGCATTTCGTGGGACGAGTTGCAACGCTGGCTAGAGCCCCCCTGCGGCTGCCCGAGGGCCGCACACGAACCGTGGTGTGACATCGGTATCTATGACCTCAGGAGGGCTTAACTGCTGTGGAGAACATGATCGACATCTCGCGTCGCGGCATCTCGTTTCTGGACATCACCGAGCCGCCACCGGCAGGCGAATCGTGGCGCGATTACGTGCGTCGCCTGCAACTAGAGCGGCAGATCGAGTTCGCGCAGACCTCGCGCTCACACGACGAGTACCAGTCCCGATTCGTCGCTTTCAGGTTCAGCTACGAGTCTGCGAGGGAGTTCGTCAAAGACCCATCGTTCCAGCGAGATATCGCCGCGCTCAGCCTCTCGCCGGACGATTGGGAGGGCTGGTTTCCAAAGCGACTGTTCGGGTCGCCGTGCTTCCGGGAGTCGGCTCCCGCCACGATCTTCAAGACCGCGCCTAACGAGGTAAATGCATCCCATGACCAATAGCGAGAGGAGCGAATAGGCGTGGTGTCTGAAGCTGACATGGTGAAGGCTCAGTTGCGCTGGGTGATGGTCGAATGGCTAGACGACACAGACCACGGCGAACACATTCCGCCGCACATGTGCGAGTTCATAACCAACCCCGAGAAGGGAGCCTGTTCGTTCCATGAGCAATGGTTTGACGCCGCATCAGCGTGTGGACTTATGGACGAATGGGCCGACGCTGACGCCGAGCTTAAGGCGGGATCGTGATGGATCAAAACGACGCCCGCAGCCTTGCGATTGCTATCGAGATCGCCATCGAAGATTGGTGGAAGGAATGGAAGCCGGAAGGCGGCGGCGGCGTCAGCCCCATGTACTCGCCGACGAGCAGGGCTACAGCCGACCTTCTCTTGAAGGTTGCCCAAGGTATTCGTAGGGTCTGGAACCTGGGGCCACCGACTCATCCAGGAGTGCCGGCGCTCGGTGCGGTTAACGGAGACTCGGATGTCTGAGCCCAAGTCGCTCAGTAGCAGTTACCCAGTCAGCGCACAACGAGGTTTAGGAGACGAATGGACGAATACGAAAGAAACCAGCTGCTCGGCGCGGTGCGGACGGCGCTCGCGGACCTTCGCTACAGCGCTCAGACGGTCCCTTCGCGCCCGCTTGATTCGACACTGAGCCTTGCCATCACAAAACTCGAGGAAGCGATTCACTGGCTCGAGGACCCGGCAATCCTGGCCCCGGTGAACGCGACGGAGCACCGTGGCTAGTAGCAGCTATCTGCGTACCGGCCGGCCGCGGGAAGCCAATTGGGTGCACCGTGGCTGAGCCTGTCAGGTCTTGTGCGCTGTGGCGACGGGAGATTGACTCGTGACTAAGCGCATTCGCGCGATAGAGTGGCCGCGCCCTACGTTCAACGGTCGAAAGGCTGCCCGCATCGATCTCGATTGCGGCCATCAAGTTCGGGCTTTGGTGGATGAATCGGTTCGCTTGGGTGGCGAGTGGGAGTGCCCGTACTGCGAATCGACTAACTCCACCACGCTTAAGGGGAACAGGTCGCAATGACAACCCGCCACCGCCGCTACCTGTCAGGCTTCATCCGCGGGCGTCGTCCAAAGACGATAACCAGTTACGGCGTGCATGTCCTCGACAACACGCGCGAGGAGATCATGCCTCCCGAGCACAGGCACGCTTGTGCAGACGATCCCTGGCTTTCCCCCGCGCGCTCAGAGGCGGTCAGGGCCTTGCTGATTCTGATTGCGAGTGCTCAGGCGAACACCCCGGTCGACGAGCCGCTGGAGGCATCCTGGGACTTGCGGGGGTTCTGTGAAGACGCCGAGCTCGAACCGCCAGAAGTCGATGTCGTCGTACTTGCCGGCGAGGGTTGGACTCAGCGCCGAATCGCTGATTGGCTAGGCTTCAGCCAGGCTACCGTTTGCCGCCGGTTGTCTACAGGTCGTCACAAGCTGGTGGGCTGGCTACCACTGGAAGTGGCCTACAGGCTGCAGAGCGCTTGACTCGCTCGTGAATCAAGGTTTATATTGCGGGCAAGTCGAACTATGTCCTGGCGGAGGTGGCCGTGCGACCACACGGACCCGTCAGGCGCCCAGGCCCTCTAGTCGATCAGCTGCTCAGGCATCGAACTTTGCGCGGGGTTTCTCTTATCGGGTGCGTCACCGGCGCCGGAATGGGCAGTGACCTGGCCCATGCCCACTGGCGTAAGGAGCGTTATCGAGGCTGGATATGTCTGGCTTCGCTCAAGCACCTGAATCGGACGACGCTGACCCACGAACTCGCCCATTTGGTGCTGGGCAGCGATGCCCACGGTGAAGCGTGGAAGCGAATGGTTCGTCAGCTCGGCGGCCGCGTGGAGCGGCGCTATGTCTAGGAGGCTTGAGTGACGGTCGTTGGGTATTGCATCCATCGGCGGCCAATCACCAGTCCGTCCAAGCCACTGGAATGCCTCAAGTGTTTTCAGTTAGCGCAAATCGAACGGCGGAAGCCATGGTGGCAGCCTTTGAATCGGAGGGGTAAATGACTCTCAGCCTGATTCTCCTTGTGGCGGCGTTCATCTTGTTTCTACTCGCCACGTTCAATGTGGGCTCGCCAAGGTTCAGCCTCATCTCTGCAGGGTTGGCTTGCTGGGTCTTGAGCCTGCTTATCGGCGGCGTCCATCTCGGGTGAACATCTCCCATGCAACGTCACACCTATGGCCAGATCCCAGGCTGACTGCAAACATCAGCTGGATCGTGTCGACATACACAGCTACCGCTCAGGCAAGCATCGCTGGACCTTTTATTCGTGCCAGGACTGCGGCAGTGAGTGGGAGACGGAAGAAGTCGTCGAAGACCTGAACGAAACAGTCTCGGCCAACGAGATCATCGAGGTCCATCGACTACTCGAGCAGGAGGGCAAGAGCCTGGAGGACATGACGGAGTAGTTGCTAAAACCCTGCCTTCGTTGCGGTTCGCTCTATGGGGGGCGGTCTTGCCCTTGCCAACTCTCCCTCAAGAGGGGGCTACATACCCAGGGGTGGGCTCGCCTTAGAAGGGGGCAGTTAGAGGGGGCACCTTACTGCTACGACTGTCGGGTAGAGGGTAGGTGGGTACCTGCCACTCAGGTACACCACATCCACAACAGGGGTAAGGGTGGCCCACTACTCACCACTGCATTGCTATCACTGTGTGCATCACACCACTCGATGCGTACTCGTCGAGGCGAGTGATGCTCATGTGCTGGTGTGGTAGGGGGGTGGGGTGCGGACGTATCGTGGGGGACCGCCCCCGAAC